AAGACGCTTAACTAGTGTACCTGTCTTGATAGAGCGTGGAATCTCCACTCGAGATGACAAGCCGCCCATGACCTCGTAGGGACGATCGTCCATTAGTCCGATCAGAATCGTCCACTTCTGGCCTTTAATCGTTACCTGGTGAATGTCGCACGGGAGCTCCTTGGGTCGCTTGGGTGCAGAATGAGCCGCGTGTTGTTTTTCAGATTCCTCATTCTTTGATGCCTTGACAATCACACCGCTCCGGCTACCTTCACGATAAACTGTTACACCCTTGCAGCCCATCTCCCAGCCCTGCATATAGATTTCAGCAACCTGCTCCCGTGTAGCTGACTCCGGAAGGTTCACGGTATTTGAGATTGCATGATCTACCCAGCGTTGAGCTGCTGACTGCATCCGAATCTTGGCAATGGGATCAATATCATCAATTGTTGCTTGATGGTACGGAGACTTCTCTACATCTGCAAGATCATGACCCGTAATTTCGGCCCAATTCAAGTAACCAGAGTGGTACACTTGGAACTCTGTCCAGGTATCGCCATTCGGGTCTACATAGTCCACTGTGACCTGCCCACCGGGAATGACTCTCTTGCGTCGCGTGTATTGGATGTAGATTGCAGGCTCGATTCCTGATGTCGTACTAAAACGCTGGAGTGACTTTGCCTCAATGCTAACTGATCCTGCCGGTGCCGTCGTCAACAAAGCAATGTTGCGTCGTCCATACTTCATCATATCCACGCGAAGTTGTGGCCAGGCTTCCCACAATCGTTCCAGGTAAGGATGGTTAACCTCAGACTGGTGGTCATGAATCGGAAAAGCACCGCGCTCTTTAGCCATTGTAACAGACGAGGCATAGGCATAGATCGCAAGGTGCTTGTAGACGTCCTCAGTCATCTCAATAGCTTCTTCACTACCGTACTGAATGTTTAGGGCAGCAAGCATGTCACCCAAAGCTGTAATACCCAGGCCCGTGCGGCGACCGAGCTTCGCTTTTTGCTTAATTCGCAACCAAAGATCACGCTCGACAGCCTTGACATGGTCAGGCTCCGGATCAGATGCAATCTTAACCAAAATCTGATCAATCTTCTCAATCTCCAGATCAATCAAATCATCCATCAGTCGCTGAGCAACAGTGACAACCTCACGAAACTTCTCAAGATCGAAATATGCATCTGCCGTGAAGGGGTGCACGACAAATGATAGCAAATTCAAAACTTGCAGTCGACATGAATCATCTGATGGGAGAGGAAGTTCGCCACATGGATTCGTACTAATTGTCTTAAAACCCAAATGAGAGTAGACATCCGCAGGTGAGAAACGAAGGACAGTGTCCCAGAACAGCAGGCCAGGCTCGGCAAAACCCCACGCAGATTCAATAATCTCCTTCCAGGTCTCGCGAGCATCAACCATCTCAGACATGATAGGCTGATCAGCATTCACTGGAAATCTAAGTTCATAATCAGTCCCGTCTCGAACTGCTGTCATAAACTCATCAGTTAGCTGGATGGAGATGTTGGCACCCGTAATCTGATCCCGATTCCGCTTGATCTTAATGAAGTCCATAATTTGTGGATGGTGAACTGACAAGGTCATCATAAGCGCACCGCGGCGACCATTTTGGGCCACTTCACGGATGGACGAAGAATACCTTGCCATGAAAACTTCAATACCATCCGTCGACTTGGCTGCATTCAAAGTTGGCAGCCCTTTAGGTCGTAGTGGTGATAAATCCGTGCCCACTCCGCCGCGTCGCTTGCAAATCTGGACCATCTCCTGGTCAGCTTTCAAAATGCCGCCGTAGGAATCCCAGGGCTTTTCGATCACAAAGCAATTCGATACGGATTGCATCTGGTGGTCATTCCCAATGCCAGACATAGGACTGCCTTGAGGGATGATGTACTTGAAGCCTTCAAGATAGCTGTAGATCTCGTCTTCAGTCAGTGGGTTCTTGTATTTTGCTTCGACTCGAGCAAATTCACGAGCCAGGCGCCGGTGCATATCGTCAGGAGTCAGCTCGAGGATATTTCCATCGGGTGTAGAAAGTGGGTACTTTGTCGCAAATACGCTGGCTGCCAAGGCATTACCACCAAAATATTCTAGTGATGCTTGCTCAACTTCTTTCAGGGTTGCCATACACTTCTCCGTAGGCTCTTAAACATAGGTCGTAATATCATACTCAGTCATTCTTCTTTCTTAAGCTCTCTCTTTAGCTCATTATAGCGATCACGAAGGCGGCCCTTTGCATATGCTTCGTCTTCTTCGACAGCTTCTTCAAAGGTTTGTTCCTCATCAGGGTTTGCTGCTCGAATCAAAGAGCGCGCCGTGTCCATCTTGATATGAAAGAGCAGACCATCCCGACCTGCGCGATTTTTTGCGATGAACATTCGACCGAACCCTGTAGACTTTTCCTGAGCCTTGCGAGATAGGGACACCACCACATCAGCAACCATTGCTTTGCCGTATGCTTCTGACATATTTTCAAGACCGACAATGTCCGCATTGGCCGAATCTCTATTTGCCTGACTGGCTGTCCAAATGGGTACACCGAGCTCCTGAGATAGATTACGCAACTCGACGTAAATCAGAGCCAGCTCATGACGCATGGTGTCATAGCTTCGCGAAGAGCGCATAATGTCAGCATAATCAACCAAAATCAAGTGGGGCTTGAATGATCGCATTAAGAGTTTTTCAATATGAGCCCTGAGTGTGATAACAGATGCCGAGCCTGACGGATACTCCTTGATGATGAGCCTACCAAGCTTCATCTTATCATACGTCTCCCGAATCAGCTCCTTGTTGTGAATGACATCATTGCTTGGAATGTTGCATAGATTTGAATCATAGCGGACACCGACTTTCGTCTCAGACAACTCAAATGTATAGTGCAATACATTCTTACCTTGCTGCAAAGCGTAGGCGCCAAAGTTGACCAACATATGTGATTTGCCGACGCCTGTATTAGCAACGACAACACCAAGTTCTCCCTTTGCAAGCCCGCCCGCCAGGACATTGTCGCGATCCAGCTGTTCAATGCCTGTTGGCACTGGGAGGCGCGTCTGTTCCGAGAAACGCGCCTCGAAATCTTCAAAAAAGTCGTGACCTACAGAAGCTGGTACGCCTGCGGCGAGAGCATTCTTCATCACCTCAACAACACTATCATTCTTGTCTTGCTCAATCAAGTCAACGCACTGGATCAGCGCTTCTTTCATTGCCTGTTTGCGACAAAAAGAGATAGAACGCTCCTTGACTTCAGCAAGATCTCCCATGTCTGGATTGAACTTGATCTTTTGCAAATACTGGACAATTTGCTGTTTAAGTAGTCGATCACCATCGCCTCGAAGATCATCTCGGGCGATGGATGCAATCATAGGAATCGTGGGGAAAACACGATGTCGCTTGAAGTGATCAAAGTACTTGTCAGCCAAGTAGTGAAGATATTTGAGTTCGAAGTAATCAGGAGTCATTACCTCGATCATTTGAGCTGACCACGTAGAATCCGTCAGCAAAGCTTGTAAGATCTTCTCCTGGAACGTCTTGTCGTAGCGGTTAAAGTTTGCGGACCCACTCTGGCCGACAGTGTCGGGCATTTCTCGCTCCAGGTGTCGAATTAATCAGTGAGACAAGCTTTGCAAATCATGAAAAATCGATCGACATTGAATGACGATAAACCTTCCCGCATTAGCTTCCTCATAAGAGCCATTTTATCACGCTTGGGTGCAAAGGTATCAATTGCATGATCGATCTTTTTAATTTGATTTGCTGACAAGTTAGCCAGGTCTAAGTACATCAATTGCCAGTTTCGATGAATGACGTCCTCACCAGTTGCGATTCGACCATAAACGACAGGTGAACGCTTTTTAGTTGACTGGTGGGTGGCCTCGGTGATTACCTCACGAATGGTTACTTCATCCTGGGTACCCATTCTTGGGAAGCGCTTGGCGACTGTCTTGAAGCCTGCACCTCGAATCCCTGGGACATTGTCGGATGGGTCCCCACAAATCGCCTTGGCGACACAAAAATTCCTTGCTGTCACACCAAAACGCTCAAGAACATTAGCTGCTTCTACATAGCGTCGACCCATTGGATTGTAGATTCGTACATCAGAACTCAAAAGCTGGTAAAAGTCCTTGTCAGCAGACAAAATTAGCTTGTTTCGATTCGGAAACCTGTACTTTGCTAAGTACCCGATTACGTCGTCGGCTTCACAGTCGGGAACATAAATTTGTCCAATACCCACCAACGGAAGTAAAGCCACTAGCGTAGCAATCTGCCAGTTCCGGTTTTCCGTTGAGTCAGGAAGATCACCTTCGTAGTAGCGATTTAACTTCTGTGGACGAGCTCTTTGTTTATACTCAGGGTACAGCTTTCGACGCTTTGAAGAGCCACCCGACTCCCAAATGACAATTACACGACTAGGCCTGGCCATATCAATGATATGACGAAGCCCATTCAAAAAACCAACAATACCACCTGTTGACTCACCCTTTCGCTGACCTGAATCGGCTAGCGAAGGATTTGCAACGAAATGTTGTGTGAAAAGAGAGTACGCATCTACTATGAGAACCGGCGCAATGATTTCATGTTCTGCCACGTTCTCACCTCTCAGAGTGCTATGGCTCTATTTCACCCGAAAGGCCCATCTCATCGGCCAGCGCGGACATTTCAACATACGACTCTTCATTCAGGTCGTAATCTTCCATGCTCGCATTCTTTCCTACCAGCACCTTGACCATCACCTTTTCCAGTAGATCGTCGAAGTATTGGTTATATTTCGGATCGTCAAGAAGCCTATCAAAATCGTCCAAATAAAACGACTTGGCTACAATTGCATGCTGTTCGATATTGAGCTTCTTGAAATCAGGCTTTGAAGGCCATGCATACGTATCTGTTTTCTTGTCATACTTGAAAGAGTCAAGTGGTACAAGATCGGCAGGCACAACAAACAGCTTCCGCCATGAATCTCCATGAAAATTGCCGACCATGACGATATTGTCTCCAAACTGATCAGGGCCATGCTTGCGCAATAGCTCGAAAATCTGTTTGTGCTCTCGAATGCCATAGCCAAAGTGAATCTCAAATTCAACTGTTCTGAATGGTGGAGCAACCTTGTCCTTGATTGTCTTTGCTTTGACTGTAATCCCGACTACGTCGCCATACTTGTCCTTGATCGTCTTACCACCAAAGAGCTGAATGCGTACTGAGCTGTGGAATGGAATCGCTTTACCACCCGATGTGGTGGTAGGATCACCGTACATGACGCCAATCTTAGTTCTTGTCTGGTTGAGAATCACAAACAAGACGTTGTTGTCGCCAATCACACCCGTGATCTTTCGCATACCTTGCGAGATCGTGCGTGCCTGAAGTCCGATTGAGTTGTCTTCATACTCTCCTAGAAGTTCTGCCTTGGGAGAGGTTGCTGCGACACTATCCCAAACAATTACGACTGGGACGTCTTTCTTCATCGTTCGGGCCCTAATCATCGTCTTTTCAGCAATTGACAACACGTTCTCTGTGCAGTGCTCGCTGACATAAACAAAATGACGGGCGATATCAACGCCCAGGAGCTCCAAGTTTTCTGGAGATGTCGCATTCTCTGTGTCAATATAGACAGCCATACCGCCTATTTCTTGAGCCATTCGACAAATTTGTGCAGCAACATGTGACTTGCCCAAACCCGGGTCACCGAAGATTTCGACAATACGACCTTCGGGCAAGCCACCATCACGACGATTTGAGACAGTGTAGTCAAGAAGACGACTTCCTGTTGGAATCCAGCGCTTAACGTGTGTAGGCGATTCATCGGTCGTCAAATTGTAAGCGACCTTATCCTTCATTTCACGATTTAGTGCTTTGATTAAATCAGATGTGAAATCATCAACTTGTCCCATATTCGTTACACTCCCTTAGTATCAAATGCTCTCGCGGAGCGAGGGGGATTTCTCCCCCTGCTCGCTAGTCTTCCTGCTCGAGGGCCTCAAAGGCCTTGTCGAGATCCTCGTAGCGTGCGCTCTCATCCGCGCCCACGTCGCCCGATGCAGCTTCGGCATCAGTACTACCGCTACTCTCGCTCTTTCCACCACGCTCAGTGCCCGTGCTGCCAGCTTCTTGCTCGTCGTCGCCATTCAAGAAAGCCTGTAACATCTGGTCGAGCTCCTCATAAGTCTTCTTCTTGAAAAGCCTATCGATGTCGATGGTTCCAGTAGCTTCCGTCCACTTCTCGATGGTATCAGCGTCCTTGTGCAAAGGCGCAGGGCGCGGACGAGGATCGATGGTGTACGAGCGGAAACCATTATCCTCCTTGGTGCGGGTGACCTTCAGGTCGAAGCCCTCGTGAATGTCGGAGATGTCACCGTAGTCTTCATCCAGAAAGAT